GCGCCGTATGGGTTATAACGCTTCATCTCCGCTACTTTGGTTGCCGCTTCTGAACGGATGTTTGCCAGTTCCTGCCCAACAGGGTCTTTGCCGTTATTTCTAGCGCGGTAATCTTCGATACCCCTCTGCGTCTCTGCGCTAAGGAACTCACGATCCAGATTAAATTGACCGGCACGAGTAGCAGCAACCCCCGCCATACCCACTCTCTCTGAGGATGCAGTTGCTTCCCGCTTAACCTGAACGTCGGCCAAGGTCTTTTTAATATCAGCATCAAGCGTAAACAGCTTAGTTTTGCGATCTTCAATCCGGTCCGCAATTTTATTAGCCTCACCATACCGCTGCATTTTCTCGGCCCGCTCGTAACGCGCTGTGTCCAGACGTAGCTTGTTGGCTTCCTTCTCAGACTCCCGCTTGAGCTTCTCGAACTCTTTCATGTTGCGTCCAGCCGCAGCACCAGCTTTACCCAGTGCAGTAGCAAACGGTACCGCCTCACCAAACGCCGCCATCATCTCAAATGCCGCAGCAGCCTTAGCATTAGACTCAGCCTGTGGGCCCAGCTCAGACGCTTTAGCAACTTTTTCAGCCAGCTCAACTGACCGGTCAGGACCGAGAAACTTCTCCAACCGAGCCAAACCTTTTTCTTCTGCACCAACGCGCTCTTCATCCGTCATTACAGCTTTAGAAGGGTCTATCGCACGGAATGCAGACACATCGTCTGGTGGAGCTTTAACTTCTCTACCCTTAGCGAATGCAACGATACCGCCGCCACGCATAGCCGGTGCTTCTTCTGGGGCTTCGCCAACTGCCGTATCTGCAAACATAGCCGCAGGCATAGGAGCCGCAGCGATACCCGAGTCAGCGGTGTCATCCGCCGCAATCATCTCTTCTTTAATAGTGGTCTGGGGGGTGGACTCAGCCAAAATACCCGAGTTGCGTATGCGGGCGTTCAGGTTCTTCTGTTCCTGCACGAGTGCCAGTGTTGTAGCGTCACCCGCACCTTGGGCTACCTGATCCAACTGCTCTTCCGACATATCGCCCAACACAGAGCGCAGTTTGTCGATTGGCATAGTGTTAGGCACACTACCTTGCGGTGCAGCACCAGCGATACCACCTTCAGCCATCTTAATGATGCCGCCATCCTTTTTGAACATCTGATACGCACCATAACCACCAAGCCCCAACTGAGCAAGTTGCGATGTCAGCGGAGGCGGTGCCTGATACTGCACTTGTGTTTGCTGGCCGAGCGGAACACCGCGCAAGATGTCCGACATAAACGCCAACTGCTGCTGTGGGTGACCGCGCTGAGACAGGAAGTCTTGGTAGGCTTGGCTCATTCTCTGCTGTTCCAGACCCTGCTGCTGAGCACCTGCCGCTGCCTGCGCTTGCATTGCACCTTGTTGCTGGCCGAACTGAGTCTGACCCAACTGCCCCAAAGTACCTGCCATCTGCCCAGCCATACCGTAGCCGCGAAGCCCTAAGTCAGCACCAAACTGCTGAGCCTGTCTAGCCTGCTCAAACGCCGTCTGCATGCCGCGACCGTAAATATCACCTTGTTGCTGCGCAAGATTGCGCTGGCGCTCTGCTTCAACTATGGCCGAACGGGAACCACCAAAGGCACCTTGCTGGACGGCTTGAGCTTGGTTTTGCTGGCCTTGCATTAATGACGCACGCTGTGCTTCTCTAAGCTGCGGAGCCATAGCGCCTTCAATATACGGCGACATGTATGCTTGCATACTGCCGGGAGATGTAGCTTGTTGTGCGTACTGCTGACCTGCACCAAGACCGCCAAGACCTGCGATGCCCGCCAGTTGCGTGCCTTGCCCTATTTGTTGCGCTGGACCTAAGTTAGCCGCGCCTTGAAATGATTGCTGCTGTAGTGGAGTAAAGCCAGCTACACGCTCCCCCTTATATGCTTGGTATGGAGAATCCGAAAAAGCCTCGGCCTTACCCAGCATGCGTTCTACATAGGGGCGGGCGTACTCAGGAATCGTAGTCGTAGTTTGTGTCGTGTTAGTGGGCTGGCTTCCACCACCACCGCCGGGGTAGAGCCTGTTATTACCGTTGACGTAGCCGTTGAACTTATTGCGGATAATCATAATTTTGCTCCTACGATCCTATACTTTTCTTCGAACCCGTATCGCTTCCACAAGCGGGCTATGGATTCTCTGGCAGCACCTTCAATAGCGGTTGCGCCGAACGCTTTGAGCAAGTCAGAAAACTGTTGATACGTTTCCTTGTTAGTTATTAACTTGCCACCCATAGACACAACAAACGCAACCCGGTCATTCGGGCGGTTAAAGAACTGTATTGCCGACGCGCCTTTGATTTCTCCAGCTTCGTCTACAGCAACTACCAATGTCCAAGCACCAGTAACAATAAACGTCTTTACGTGTTCTATCGTGTAGTCAGTCTGGTAATCCAACGCCCATTTAATGTAGTCCTCGACCTTGGGCCAAACTTGATTTACGTACTCTAGGTTTACGTGCTGTATCTTCATGCGGGCAAGTGCTTAGACGCTTTACTGTCCACTGCCACCTTGCCTTTACCTACGCTTTTCTTGCGGGACTTTTGCACACGATCCATCATCGCGTAAAGCTTTCGCGCACCAGCCTCCGTGCTTCCGTTACCAAGCTCCGAAACAATTCGGGCAGGCACGACAAATTCTCCATCAGCAAGACGGGCAGGCTGGCGATTACCAATAGAAGCAGGAATAGAATCAGAAACACCATCGCCCGGACCTTTCAACAACCGCCCACCATCAGAATAACCACCTAAAGTAGATATACCACCCGCAGCAAACCTTGGCTCTCCGCTAAAAGCACTAACACCGGCATCGGCGCTTGGCGCTATAACATTAGTGGCTTCGGGGCGTTGCATCATTGGATTGGCGTACATCGGCGAGTTTATGTTTGCCATCGGGTAGCCAGTATTGGCCCCCACTGCATTTTGTGCCGCCATCTGCTCAACAGGGCCACCCATTGCATACGCAGAAGCAATACCCCCCTCGGCCTTCTCGTCTGCTTTGTACGGCTCACCAGCAGTATAGGTAGGGTTAAAGTAAAGCTGCTCACTGGTCGATCCGCCCGGCTGATATTCCGCACCTGTTGCGCCATAGTCAAAACCGTACGGGCGAATCATTGCGTTTGACTCAGGCTCTCTTACACCCTTCTGTTTCATAGCATTTGTTAGGCCCATCGTGCCAAGACCAACTGCTGCACTGGTAGCGTAGGGATGCTCCTCAGCGTAATCTTTCGCGCCTTGTACGCTAGGGTTTTGCATCAGGCTACCGAGGTTCTGCATGAAGTTTTGGCCGGGTTGTACAACTGACGGAGTAGCCATCGCATTTGGGGCTATACCTTGCGCGCCTTGAGCGTAAGAAATGGGTGCGTTACCCCGCATTGCCGTGTTGGCATTACGGATAGTCTCCGCCAGATTTGATGTTTGTGGAGTCAGCGAAGACGCAGTTGCATCACCGGCTAACTTAGGCCCCAGTTGAGTCAGGTTTTGCCCTAAGTTAGGCTGAGAAAATGCTTGTAGAAGCTGTTCACGCCCCGCCAAATTGGGAGCTACTTGGGCAAACTGCGATCCCGCTGCACCCGGCATTTGTGCGAGACCACCTTGTAGTGCTTGCGACTTAAGAGTATTTAACCCCATAGTTTGTGCGGCAGAGCCAGTTAAACCCGGAGTAACCCCCGGAGCCAGTGCACCCATACCACCTTGTAGACCGGGAAGAACGGTACCCGCAAGTTGAGATGCCGCTGCTGGAGCAATGTTAGCTGCAACCCCCGGAGCAAGGCCCCCTAACCCCGTGCCAATCGGACTAAGGCCCAGACTGCCAAGCAGTCCCCCGCTGCCAGCTAAGGAAGCACCAGCAGCTAACCCAGTTCCTAAAGCACCCAACCCCCCTGCTATAACGGGGGCAGTTAAAGCGGTACTGGCTATCCCAGCGGCAACGGCAGCAGGCATGTTAAATCTCCTTCTTCATCAGTACGAGGCCCATGTTTTGCCCATACTCGTGTAATCCGAACATTGCGATAAGTTTACGCGCTTTTACGTCATTCTCAAAAGGGGTTGCGTATACTTCATTGTATCCTGCCGCTTTTAACCCCGGCGCAACCACGTTAACAAAAATACTACGGTACCTCTTAAACTTTGACGGTGACCACGCCCCCGGCGTTATGTTCAAGTGCAGCGCCACCTTACCAATCTCCCGCAAGTAATCGCAGAGGAAGCACACGTCTTCATCTTGGTACAGGGTTTCGCGCACGTCTTCCATCACACCACACCGCTTACAAACACAATCGACCCAATAGCCGACGGTATGCTGGGCAGGGCAAAGGGGGATGTCTGTGCTGGAGAAGCATGTAAATACACCCCGTTACCGCCGCCTGAAGTCGCAGCTAAGTCTGTTGCCCAATACAAGGCCACCTCATCCCCGCCAGTTACCGTAAAAGTAACACTGGAATAGGCAACAACTGCGCCGTCTACCCCGCCGTGCCTGTTGGGGATAGAAAATACGCTGGCAGAACCAGCCACATTTACGCCATTAATTTGTAGCCAAACGTACGCTTCATGAATCTGCGAAGCTGTGTTAAAAACTTGCAAACTATAGTCGATCTTGTACACCCCGGTATTGTCTGGGGTGGCCGTGCTGTTTGGGTTGAGCGTAAATCCGAGGCCAGAGTCCAGTGTGTTCCATAGCACCTTGGTGGCCGTGTTTGTGCCCGTTGCATACTGGTCAGTGCTGTCCTGCGCGGCAATATGGGGGAAAGACAGGAACCGCCCACCACCGTTGGATAGCAACTGCCCCGTGACGTTATCAAGCGTGTTGAAGTACTGGCGCAGGATGTTGTGTGTCGTATCCGAATACCCCCGGTCGTACTGAACCGGCGCAAAGGGGAGCGCGGGTGCTTTGGTAGAGTCTAATCGGTCTTTGCCAGCCATCAGTTTCTACCGTCAGGACGCACATCAATACGGGGCACACCAAGCTGCCACTGCGTACCCAGAGTATCAGACTCAATTTTGAACGCCATCTGCCGCCCACGAACTCGGCTATAAATAATCTCAGTAAACTCTTGCACGGTGTAAGTGCTTTGCCCAGCGTAATTCTGCGGTGTTGTAACCGTTGGGGATAGCGCAGTACCGTAGCTTGAGCCGGGGTTTTGTCGTGGGCGCATCGTCATACGCACAGAGGGTTTTAATGGGTTCGGCGTTGAAGACCCATCGAACGTAATATCAGGCAGCATACGCCACACGAACCCGTAGTTGTGCCCATCCCCGATGTCAAAGTCAGAAGATTGGATGTAGGCGCTAATCGGGCTAGGGGGGTTAGTAGTCCCATCGTTTACGCCAAGCTCATGGAACACAAGCTGGTCATCAAATGTTGCCGCCATAGGATATTCCCGCAGGGGGGAGTCTATCCAAGCAGAGCGCTCTAGTGAGCCGTAATACCAGACCCGGTCAAGGTAATTAAAGATGACGTAGCGGTCGATAATGTCAGAATTGGCAGAGCAATAGAACCACCATATCTCACTGTATCCCTCGTTGGTGCCTGCAAAACATTGTGCAAACTGATCGCGGTTAATATCTTGGTACACGTACGTCCGCACGGCGCAAGGCAAAGTCTCAACCCGGCCTGAGTAAATATAGAATTTATCTACGCCCATCCAGTAAACCACACCAGCCGCCGTAGCCATGGCGTTTTGTGAGACGATAGAAATATTATCCGCAAGTAACGTAAAGCCCCATACAAGCGGTGGGCCGATGTACTGCATCGAGTAAATAGCCGCATCCGTCCAGACAAGAATTTCTTGGCGAGTTTGTAGCGCACCTACAATAGACGACCCGTGGGATAACCTGAAACTGCCCGCCTGATTAGTGATTGACGGCGTCCAGTCGGTGTAGCTTTCCTGCGCAGACCAGCGAATAAGTAGCGGGTCTTGAGTAAACGGGTCTGGCGAAACTAGCAAATCGTTACAGCCAAACGCAATCACAATACGTGACGCATCAGCCACCAGCACTTCGTTTATAGCAAACGGGCAGTCAGACGTACCGATAACCGTAATGCCAGCGGTCGTAGCCGTAGCCGACTGATCCATGATGTAAGTACCCGCACCGCCAGTACCTGTACCGAACCCCGAAATTGTAGTCCCCGAAGGGATTCCAGCACCCGCAACGGTCATGCCAATAATAATGGTTCCAGACGTTACAAAATTTACAGTAAGCGTGGCGGTGGAATTAATATCTGCAATGCCGTTAAACGCACCTACAAGCACTCCGCGTGTAGCTATGTCGGGTGCGGTGCTCGTGCCGGGGGACCAGTAATACAAACCACCACCACGGGGGTTGAACAGCAAGTCCTGCCCAAAATTGCTTTGGCTCCACAAACGTAACTGTGTGTTTGACGTAACTGATGCAGACTGACCCCAACCGTAATAGTTAGTAGCGTTTTGCACAATCGTATTATCTGCATGGGGAGCTACAGTCGTACCCGACGCACCACGAGAACATCCAGTAAACGTAGTGCCTGTAAGGCCGGTGTAAGAAATAAGCTCTGCGCCGATAATTAGCGTACCCGCTGGCGGGAAGTTGGTTGTGGAGTCAACGGTAATGGTGACGTTGTTCGCTGCTACAGGCTTACCTATTGGGTAATAAATCTGAGCGTTGGCTCCGCGAGTGATGCCGGTAAACGACGTAGCGGTAGTGCCGGTGTACGCAATTACTTCTGACCCAATTACAATATTGCCCGTCGCAGAAAAACCCGCCGTAGTTATAACGTCAATATCAGCAGTTGACGAAGGCGAAGTAATAGCCGTAGTAAGCGTGGTATCAAGGGTACCTGTTGCCATATTAAGTTGCGTCAACGCAGGGCCAGTAATAACGCCACCCCACAGACCTGCACCCCAGCCTACCTGCGCGGTTCCTACGTTAGTACCATTATTAAGCTGGTACCTTGCCGTTACTGTGCCGCCGCCAGTTGCCGCAGAGGTTGCGTCAATAAGAGAAGTAATCGTGTAGGTGTTGGTGTCAACGTACGTGACTACAAATTCCCCGTTGAGATTCAACCCGCCGACGACTGTAGCCCCAGAAAAAGTAACAAAGTCGCCAGTGATCGCACCATGATCGGGGTCGTTAACAACCACAATCTTCTCGGTGCCCGGAGTTACGTTAGTCGTGAAGGGGTTACTTACAACTACGCTGTAGCGAATAGGGGTGATGTCATAGTAGACACCGCCGTACTCAATGTAAAACTTGCGCTCAGTGCCCACGCCCATCAAGTTAAAAAACTTCAGCGTGACCCAATTCCATAACGAACGGCATGTACCGATAAACGTTGACGCAGAAAGTAGTGTCCACCCGCCAATCTTCTCTGGGTAGCCTGAACGAAACCGCACCTTGTCGCAGTCATACCAGCCACCTTCATTGGCGAGTGTTGTGCCTTCGCGGTTTACACCCGGACGGAACTGAAGTTTTTGTAACGGCATTGCTATTCCTTACTTTTGCCTTACGGCGTTGTATTGGTCGTAGCACTGCTTGAGGAGGGTGCGGGCTTCGTCGGCTCTGGCAGCTTCCCCCGCAAGAAATTCTCCATCCTCTCTAGAAAGCTCTGCTCCAGTACAGGTGAGGGTGGGGCAGCTAAGGCCGGTGGAACTGGACACGGTACTGGCAACGGTGGTGGTGCGACTCGGACGGTCCCGCAAGCTGTTAGAAAGAGCAGTGGCACGAGCGTTAAGATTCCTGATCTCATTGTCTTTTTCCTCACGTAGCCGGTCAGCCTGCGTCTGAAGGCTTTGTTCTTTTGCACGGGCATCACTCAGTGCTTGAATGTGCTCACCCTGCTGCTGCAACCGTTCCTGATCCCACTGCTGCTGCACTTTTGCCATGCCCGCAGAATTACCTTTATAATACCCGCCCACGAACGACCCGGCAATCGCCAAAACGAAGGACAAGATCACCCACGGGTTCATGAAGGCCGTCATTTTTGCCCCGGCACTTTTTTACCTTCGAGCTTTTTGTGGACCTTAATGGTCTTGCAGACTTCTTTCTTGGTCTTGGGGTCTTCCCGGCAGACCTTCTTCATCTCACCACCAGCAAACGCAATAAGTGGAACAAACGCAATAAGTGCAATTAGCTTTTTCATAATTAAATCTCCGGTTCATGAGCAGGTGGAGGTGCTTTCTTACCATTAACGGATACCACGGGTTCGGCTACAACTTGTACCTGACGGGGGGTTACCGATGCTGTGGGGGCCACAGGGATTTCCGGGACGTTGTTGCTGGCCGTGCCGTTAAGTTTCTCCTGAGTCCTGCCCCAAGCAGCCAGACCAAGCACCGCGCCCATAGCCATATGGAACAAGCCAGCACCTTGCAGCGTCATGGGTTGCCACTGACGAAAAGCGTCGTTAGCCGCCTGAGTTTCCCAAAACTGGATTACCGCCCAGAGGATCGGAGCCAGCACGAAATCAAACACACATACACCCATGTACATCCAGCCCATAGCGGGACGCCACTTCGTGTTCATCCAGTCGTCTTTAGCCTGTTCGCTCTTTGATTTCTTTTCCATATCAGCCTCCCATTACGTGCAGCGCGTGGTTGTAGTGCTTGATCCGATCCTCCAGACCAATGTAACCACCGTTAATTCTGCGAGTCAGTTCTTTGATGTCCCCAGCGTCTGCCCACTTGTTTAGATTGTTCGTCTCCCAGAACCAGCAAGCAGACTGAGCGGCCCCCTCGAATGTACCCAGATACTCAGGCACATCGTTAATGTCCATCTCCAGACTGTCAGCAAAGGCTTGATAATTATTTTTGCCCGTCAACTGAATCAACCCGCGCCCGCAAAATTTCCAGCCCTCACCACTAGACTCATCACCATTACCCATACGATTGGCATAGGCTCGGTTTGCAATGGCTGCTTGTTTGTTGAGCCTTGTTGCGTAGTCATTAGCGATTGCGTCGGTGGGGAAATACTTAGGGAATATCTTGCGCAGTGTGGCGGCTCTGTAGTTCAGGTTCTCTTTAAGCACCATGAAGTTACCGGACTCGTGGGCACATTGAGCGACGAACGCTGCGATGCGTTGTGGGGTGTTAATGTCGTAGTCGGGGAGCAGTTGCGACAAGGCTTCGTGCCAGTCAGCCACGTACGGATTCTTTGGAAGCATTTGCTTTAGTTGCCCAAGTGTCAGCACACTCATTCGTTACCCCTTAGTTCCAGTAATATTTTTACCCGTAGCTCTTTCATCTTGCGGGTCTCTTCCGCCGCACGGTACATCGCGTTGTTCATGTCCATGTACATCACACCCATAACAGGCAGAGCAATGACTAACACAAAACACAAGACCACCACGGCGACGAGTAAAGCCCACGGTACGTCTGGCTCATTCGAAGCATTACTAGAAGCCCTGCGTACCACGCCACGACGAAAAGGATTGCTCCAACCCATACCGCTTCTTCTTTCCTCTTTCTAGCCAGTCTGCGCTGCCTTGCCGCTTCGATCTGTATCTTAGCTGTCTCACGCTTATGCGCCTCGTCCTGCTCAATGATGATCTGCTTCCACATCTTTTCGTACTTTGTCCACAGGTCGCCCAACTCGGGCGGTGCCTTGTAGACCATCATCTCGCGCAATTCTGCAACCATCGCATCCAGCCTTGACCGGATAATGACGCGCATCAATGCACGTTTGCCTATGCTTTCTGTGCCCGTGTAGACCTGCTGCGCTTCTGCTTCCTGCTGGATAAAGACCTTACCGATCTTGTCGTACTCATCCATTAACGCACCCAGATCATTACCAATCTGGACAAACACGTTGTTCGGGTCAGCCTTGCCAATCTCTTGGACCCGCTGCACTTCTTCGTTGTACTGAACCTTCTGCGCGTTCGTTGGGTTCTTAATCTTGCCGAACTGCGACTTCAGATCATCCAGTACTTCTTTGACTTCACCCGCTGCACCCTTGATGTCCTTGTATAGCTGGCATCCTTTTTTTACTGCCGCAACGGCAGCGTTAGCCGCAGCTAGTAGGGTGAGCGGGTCCACATTGGATTATTCGTAAATGATATTAATTGTGCCAGAGTCGAAGGTGTCTGTACCTGTGCGCGTGACGCTGACTTGAGTTAATACGTCGCCTAATATAATAGCTCCAGCAGCATTGCCAACGCGGTCAACATTTCGAGCGTGATACACCCCAGAACAAACCCAAGTGTTACCGGTCATGTTTGTAATGACTACGTGTCCGTATAGAAGTGCCGATGCGGTGCTGGTGTACCCGCCAAGCACAAACCCCGATGTAACTTCAGTGCCGTTTGTGGTGTTAGTGGTTGTGGTAGATACTGTTGTTGCTGCGGCTACATAGCCGCTAGAAACTACGCCAGAAGACGGGCCTATTCTTACGATAACGTTATTGGTTCCAGACAACGAAAGGGCGGAAAATATTACTGTAATCCGTTTAACCCACGGCGGTATGCCCGTAAAATCAGCAGATGTTGTAAAGTCGGTAACCGCTACTTTAGCCGTATCTCGCACAATAGCGCCAGAGTTATCTTGAACTCCATCTGTACCACTAAGAATTAACGACATCATTCACCTCATTTAAAGAACGGGCCTACTAGCCAACACACGGCGGAGTAGCGTGTACCCTTGGTTATATCTTCAACCCCATGCAGCAAGAACGATGGGAACACTATTACCGTGCCCTTAGCTTGCGGTGGGTAATACTTCTCGTGACCGTCCTGAATAAAGAACTTACCGCCTTCGAAGTCGTCGTTCAAAAAGGTCAGCACGGTAAGTTTTCTGCACTCTTCGTTAGGATTCAAGAACGTATCCACATGCGCCGTATAGCGCCCACCCGCCGGGTACTTCAAGAACTCGCCTTGGTTGGCATGAGTGACGTTGAACTTCCACGCACGGTTATTTGCAGCAAAGCCAGCAGCAGCCAAGCGACCACCAATGTCTTTATAGACCGGCAGCATCACGCGCTCGACATTGCGTATAGCAAGGTTTATATTTTCTGTAGCGCCCCCACCAATGAATGGCGGCAGCGTCTCGATCATTTCCTGCGTGTAGGTCTTAACGATAATGTCGCAAGCTTCGGGCGTGAAGATGTCGGTGTAAATCCAGTGACGGAAGTTCTCAGGCTCAGGCTTAGGCAGGTTCAACTTACCGCGCTTGTCGTAGATGTGGTCTTTGTGCGGGCCGTCAGCATCGACATAGTGCAGAAACACCTGTGCTTGCCACTTCCCTTCGGTATAGACCTCGCGCCAATGATGCTTATCCATACCCCGGTAGAGAACCGCATCGCCCACACCCATCTTGATCTCAGAGGCGTTATCCTTCTCAATGCTGTCGCCCATGTAAATAGGCCAGACATCGCCTTCAAAACCAAGTGTGACTGTTGCACTGATCTCGCAAGACTCGCGGTCAGTGTGGTTCTTCAGTTCATCGCCCGGTGCATATAGCCGAGCATAGGAATAAGTTGGGAGAAGCCGCTTGCCTGATGCTAATTCAAAGTTTGGCAGTAACTGCACCAGTAGAGAATCAAACACCTGAGCGCCATGGATGGCTTCGGACTTCGGGCACTGTACGTCTTGTGTCGTTTGCTTGGCTGCTACGAGCTTCTTCAACTCCGCCGTTAATTGGGCGCAGTTTTCCTTGTCCAGAAAGTCTGGCAAGTGGACGTACTTTTGTACCGCGAATTGCGATAGCACATCACACATAGGGCTTCTCCTAGTTATTATTCAGCTTCGGGTTCTGGCTCAGGTGGTGTTGGCATAACTTCGCAAGTGCCATTGTAGTACCACCAGACATCAGCAACGCAGTCATCCGGGCAATCAACCCAGAACAGCGGAGCCGCTACTTCAAATGCAGTTTGCTCGACCTGAGCGATACGCTCACCAACATTGCCCTGATAATCAGTGCGCTTTTCGTTGGGAGAAATAAGTGCTTTTTTCATTTACGCCTCCTGATTAATAAAATTCTTCAACTATGACGATGCCGGGTGTGCCATTACCCCCCGTAGCCACTGGGGCTGGCGCAGGAGGGGTCCCTGCTGTAGAAGGGGCGCCTGCCCCCGCTGCCCCTAACCCTGCGCCGGGACTAGAAGTATAAGGAACTCCTGCAACTGCGTTGGTCGCATCAAACCCATACCCTTGAGCAAAGGCTACATTTAACGCATTGATAATCGGTCCGTTACCGGGCGTTACAGGTGTAGGAGGGTTAACATAGACTAGCTGCTGACTTGCAGGTACTGGGGATGTAAAAGCGCCTCTTGCGCCCCTTGCAGAAGTGCCCCCCTGCCCTCCAGTTACTGATACAAAAGAACTGAATGAACTTGTTCCACCCGAAGCGCCGTTAGTTCTTGTACCGAATGATGCAGGTCCTACCCCTCCTGCCCCTCCTGCTCCGGCTTCAATGGTAAATGGTGAGGTAGGTATAGACGCTGCGGGGATGTACGCAAATCCCACCTCACTGGGGCCCCCAGCACCGTTTATTGTGGCCGTACCGGGCCCACCCGGCGTTGATTGAGTCCCTCTACCGCCCGCTCCGCCGCCACCGCCGCCAATAATTGTAACTTTTACGGCTTTTAAACCCGCAGTTTTTTTAGCCGCCGCGTCCCAAGGTGCGGGGGATGTGTACTCGTTAAGGATATAGTTACCCCCAACAGGAACCCCATTAACCGTAGCCGTACCAGTAACCGTCAAATTCCCCGGTATCGTAACCGGCCCAGTGGATGCGATCTCAATATAGTCAGACCCGCCAACTTGTATCGCTGCGGAGCCGTCATTGTTTGCTTTGATTCCTGCGCTCATTAGTAGAACTCCTCAACGATAACAATACCGGGCGCTCCTGTGCCGCCTGCGCGAGTACCGGGTGATGCTGTGCTACGACCTGCTCCTGATCCACCCCCTCCAATGATTGTTGCGGGGTTTCCAGCAGCGTCTGTTGCACCACTACTAGGAATCGATGTAAACACCGCCGAAGAACCGCCAGCTCCACCAGCAACAGTGAAACCGGTGGGGCTGGGACTTGTGCCACTATTCCCAACAAAATTAATCTGTCCACCGCTACCTGTACCACCTGCACCGCCTGCGGCACCACCGGGAGCAGCGTTTGAACCATTGCTACCTCCAGTAGCGGAACAAAACGGGCCAAACGAGTTAGTACCGGCACCCGCCGTAATAGCTACCGTAACAGGTCCGGGAGTAGGTGAAGTAATAGAAGGCGCTGGTATGTAATCTATAGTCGCACCGCCGCCACCTCCACCACCGGCCCCTCCGGTAACTGGTGTCGTGGCCGAACCACCATTCCCACCGCCACCCACTACGGTGACCTTAATAGCTTTTAGGTTAGCGGGTTTAGTCCATGTTGCGGGAGCTACGTATTGCTCAAGGTTATAAACGACGCCGCCACCGGCAGTTAGATTACCCGTAACTGTAAGGTTTCCGGCCAGTGTCGCATTCTGCGAAGCATCAATACTGATCGCCGTTGTGCCTGCGCCTGTGCCGGTTTTTATATCAAGTGCGCCGGTTGCGTCTGACGAGACTTGTACCCCGTCTGTGGCGTTACCTGCTTTAATAATAGAAGCCATGTGTACCTCTTAGAGAACAACCAGCCTTGAGCCGGAGGAAACTGTTACCGCAACTGCGGAGCTAATTATTGCAGACGGCGTTAACTGTGATGCACTTACCGTATAAGTCCCCGCGCCACCATTGCCTGTGCCAAACGCCGTAACCGTAGTACCCACAGTTACACCCACACCGGACAGAACTGTACCTATATAGATAATGCCAGAAGTTATGGTGGTGATTGTTGTCGAAGTCACCGTTTGCGCAATATTGACCTCGTACGTACCTGTGTCACCGGGGGTTCCCGTTAACTGTGAAATTATCTTCGTGCTTGGCTGCACGTTAGCGCCGTTAATATACTGCCCAATCCCGATGGTGCCTGACCCTAGTACGGTGACCGTCATAACATTGCCGGAGATAGAAGCCGTAAACGAAGACTCCGGGTCTACCGTTAAAACAGTACCCGCTAAGATACCGCCATTGTTAATAGCACCAACAAAGCTAACCGAGTCAATCGTCATCGGCCCTGTCGTGCTCGCATACTTATTTGTGGGGATGGTGTAGCTGGCGGTTACCGATTGGTCGTTCTCGTAAAAAACCTGATTGCCCGAGCTACCTGTTGCACCGCCACCAATCGAACTCCACGAAGACGTATTAGTGTCGAAGCCTTCGTATTGACCAAAAGTCGTGTTGTAGCGAATACCTACACCCGCACGTTGACCGGTATTTCCAGAAGGTACCTTCAGACTGCCAGTGCCGTTAAACTCACCATTACCGCCAAACGCTGCATTGCCAGTTACAGACAAACTGTTGTTAATTCGATTAACGCCGTCCGCGATGTTGTTGCCGTCGCTGTAGAGGAACGCCGTAAAACCTGTCGGGATTGTGACTGTCGTGCCGCCGGTTGGTGTTGTGCCATTAGCCAGCGTAGATACAGAAATTGTCGCTGTCTGGCCCGTATTATTCCTGATGATGTAAAGCTTGTCCGTTGGCGGTACAAACAGGGTAAACGCACCTACCGGGGTACCACCCAAAATTAATGCCGCCTGCCTAGCCTGATCGGTTACGCCATCTAATGCAAGAAGGGCTTGATTACCAGCAACCGTTACCGACGTGACGCCCGTAATTGCTTCAGTAAGCAACGTCGCCAAGTTGTAGTTAGTGGTGTTACCCCACACGCCCGCCTGATCGCCTGTGCCGATCTCTGCAATTCGCAGGTTATTGTTGTACGTGGTTGCCATGTTTTTTCCTTAAACAACTACCCAGCGAGAGCCATCCGCCACTGTTACCGTTATACCATCGGCTACAGTTATTATCCCAGCACTCATACCGTTGTACCCAGAAGCTACTGTTGTATTAACCGTAATATTCTTTGAGTTCAAATAAATACCCGCCGTACCAGCACCCGCATAAACTGCCTGCCCCTCATCCTCATACACGGACTTACTGGCTGGGTAGGTGACAAATACGTCTTTCGTACCGGCAGAAAAGGTAGTCTTGGTTGGGGCGCCTGCACTTGACGCCAGCACTATGTCTCTAGATAAGAGCGTACCTGATGCTGTGTACGTCCCAATCCCAACTTCCCACTGGCTAGTTCCTTGCCCAGCAATAGTGTAGTAGGTAGTATTGCCATTGCCAATAGCAGCAAAAGTCTGAAACCCCGTTACTGCCCCGGCGAGCGTAATCGTCCCTGTGCCAACGGTTGTGGTGGTTTCTCTTACCCTGTCTGCGACTACAAGTGGCATCGTTTACACCGTATTAATTTTGTTCCAATTGGTTCCGGGGTCGGTATCAATGTCATCCCACCCAGTACTACCTGAAGTACTCATATTTTGCCAAGTACCGGTAGCGTTGCCACTAATAGCGGTCCAACTAACCGGAGTGTTACTGTTAATATTTTGCCAATTAGCATCTTCGTCATTATAGATAGTGAACCAACCTCGAACGACGTTGCTATCCAACACTACAAAATTCTCACTTAACCGCACAGCAAACTGTGCCGCTACCGCTCGTACATCATTTACCGTTACATTCTCTGACATATCAAAGAACAAATTTAGCACCGCAGTTCGAGTGTCGTCTACTGTTACCGCTTCTGTGACGTTGTCAAAAAACGCCAGCCCGATAATATCTTCATCATCAATTATTGAGTCTTCTATAATCGATACCGCAAACTGCGCTGCTATGCTTCTCGCATCATCAGCAGTCAAACTCTCCGCAATACTTACCAAAAACTGAGCGGTTACGACCCTAACGTCGTCTAAATTGCTGTTCTCTACAATTGACTGCAAAAACGTAGACGCCTGAGTACTTGTATCTGCCAGCGTTGAGTTTTCTGTCTGGCTTGCGGCAAAGTCCGCCACTACCGCTCTTACGTCATTTAACGTACTGCTTTCCGTACGGCTTACTGTAAACCCTGCGCTTCCTACCAACACATCATTCAACGTAGAATTTTCTGCGAGGCTCTGTAAAAACGCTGAAGTCTGCGTACTGCTATCGCCTAACGTACTATTCTCAGACAATGACTGCAAAAACGCCGATGTCTGAGTACTTGCATCTGCTAACGTCAGAGGCTCTGCCCTACTAACTGCAAACTGTGCTGCTATTACCTGCGTATCTGCGACGCCTACATTTTCAGTAACCGAGTCTGCAAAAAACGCCCCCGCTGTAGAAGAGAAGGGCGCTCCTGAGAACGTCGTTAAACCAAACATTACGAAGTTGCTGTTGTGCTGTAAGTCACGCTAACGGTATCTCCTGATGTTGTTGTCTTGGCCGTAGCGAAGTTGCCCGCAGAGTACAAAGTACCCGCTGTGCTCAATTGTGTACTTACTGCGCCTGTACCGGTCGCTATGAAACAACCTGCAACCACGCCACCTGCACCGGTAATGGTGTAGATAATCGACGAAGCAGCCGCTGTGGTAACGTTAGACGGGGTAGAACCAGTAGATGACGCAGCAGAAAACACGGCTGTACCCCGCACCGCTAAACCACCTACTGTATAGTTAGTGAACTCGTTTGCGGTCGTGAACGACATCGTATCTGTAGCCGCAGCGGTATAGCCCGACTTTATCAACCCAAGAAACGGCCCCACGGTTGTGTAAGTGCCAGATGTGCGTAGTAGCGTATCAAACATCAACTGCTTACCCACCGCCATGACCAGATTGGGGAACTCATCTTCCCACTTAATATTGCCATCTTTATCGCGGCAGACTACGTGATACCAACCCTCAACGCCTACGCCTTCAGGGATAACATGGCCTTTTGCTTGCATCGTGACTACGGCGCTATCCCCGCAGCTTCCAAGTTCTTTGTGCATATTAACCTCTTAAGGAAAACGAATTAGTGCCGTCGTAGCGGAATTAACCGGCATAACAACGGTGTTACTTACTGATGAAAATGTTTTGTCTGAACCAAAGTCCAGCACGGCTACCGACTTGTTACTACGAGTGACGTTGTAGATCAATGCGCCACGCGCCGTAAAGTTAGCACCGGGCCATGACACGTCGTTAAAGTCCACATACACCGTTCCGGCGTTTGGCCCCGTGGTTTCTGTGCTGATAGTCGCGCCGGTTACTGCCACTCCACCCGCTACATAGCCTGTACCCACCACTTCGTTCGCCGTTGTGTACACCGTGGTAAGTGAACCAATATCAGAGAGAGCCGTGTACAACGCCATCCGCAACGTGTCGGTTGCCAAGTTTTGCCCCGCTTGGAGCATCTCTTGTTTGAAGCTGTTTGTGAGTCCTTGTTGGATTGGCATTACGGATTCACCTTAATCTTAGCCTGCCCATCGCGGTAAGCATCGCCACGCTCAAGACCTGTACCCAGACGATTCAGTTGACCCAGTGCTTCCTGATACTTCTTATCGTACTGTGCGATCAAATCAACTTCACCCTTTAAGAAGGTGTAAGCCTCAACCAAAGCACCGTACAGCAAGACAGGTGAGTAGTTATCGCTAAGCCATGTACGCCCATCTGCCGCCACCGTGATTGACTCTGGGTAATAAAAATAATGTAACTCTACGTCGTAGTCATCATCCGGCGTTGGGCCAAGAATAAAACTCAGTTCATCAGAAACAACACCAGATGCGACTGTCGGGCCAAACAAGGCGTAGTACTGTGGCAGTCCAGTGCTCGATGGGTTGGGGTATGCCGCCCGGATGAAGTTCACATCTTTGTTCAATAGATACTCAAAATTGCCATTGCCATCAATAACTGCAATTGAAAAAACCGACAAGAAGTCAGCCGGGCAAGACAGATACTTGTTTCCTGATGTGGTCAAACCTGTAACGTTTTTGCGAAGTGCAGGAATCTGCACCGTGTTGTATATGCGCTCTTCAGCTTGCGCAATAAAAAAGTTGATCTGTTCGGTGCCGCCAGACGTAGTTACGCCTGTACCTGCTACGTCCGTCCACGTGTTTGCGGGGAAGTCGTTTTGCAGGTAGTTCTTAACAGCAATGAACAGTTCGTTGTACGTCATGCCATCGGACCCCTAGCCATCAAGCCTTTAGTTGCAGCGCCGGTACCACGAATCTTAATGCCGGTAGTCTTGGTTTCTTTGTAGTTACCCTTGGACAAGCCCGCAACTGACGGGTTCATCTCGTTTATTACTTTAGCGCCTGCTGTGTAAGGCAGCTCGCCTTTAACTTTTTTACCGTCCATGGTGTGTGGCTCCGCGTAAACAGCAGCTTGGCCTACTTCTTTGCCACCCTGCTTTTGTGAAAATTTAGCCATGATTAGCCCGATTTTTGATTGGCGACCCGAGCCAGATTGCGACCCATGGACTTCATCTGTTCTGAAGTCACGCCGCCCTTAGCCATTTTCTTGGCACCGTGCATACGCTGCTCATGGCCCTTGACTGCTTTCTTAGCAATCTTCTCCATGACCGGCTTATCTTTTTTAATGTCGCTGTGTTTCATGTTAACTCCTATGCAATGGTTACACTACCTATTACGCCTCTAGAGGTCAAAGCATTTGGCGTTAACGCCGCATCATTCGCACTTGACCCACCTACCGGTGCCCAACCCCACTGGAACACTCGGCTACCACCTGACGGGTCACCAAAGTCTGTGTTCAACGTCAACTGTAATCCCGTATAACCCGCCTGTCTGTAACTCACATCTGGGCGTGGTTCCCGTACGGCTTGGGGGTCTTGCACTGGGTACATACCTAACTGCAACTGCGGCTGATCGGGTTCCCAGCACGACGGGCATACTTTAATACTGACCTGCTTTGTCTTGATGATAAGCTTCTTCAGGACCTTCAGCTTGAACCGAAATCCACACCGATCACATTCCGAGATCGAATTCTTACCTGAACTGAACCTGTTGCCCATCGTTACGAGATGAAATACTCACGTGGTACAAACCGATCCGCAGCTTTCTCACGGTCCTCAGACGACGCCAAGTCCCAAGCCTCGTCATACATCATCTTTAAACCCGCCAAGCGATCTGGTGCCACCTCGGGCTTCTTCACCGCAATCATATACGCCAGACCTGCCACTAAGCAATTCTGAAAACGGAACGGGATGTCTGGCACATTTACGCCATCACCCGCGTCAAAAATACGCTTCAAGCGCCAGTAGTAAAACACGTAGTAAGGGTTAAGCTGCGTGCCCTGATCCGGCGCGGGCCACACATTAATCTGTGGGTTAGCCGAAGTTGCACCAATTAAGTCGGTCGTCTGTCCACTCTGGCGGTTAATCCACACCTGAATCGGACGGCCTTGCGCCAGCTTGTTAGGGATAGTCGAGTAGGTCGAGACGGAAATCCGGGTGATGTTCAGGTCAGTCTGGTTAGGGCCTTGGTTGGAATCCGTACGAATAACGTGCTCAATCAAGTCCACGGTGTCGTTAGGCAAGTTGTAGGTCGTCTGGCCCTGCACCAAGTTGATCGAGCCTTCCTCGATGGTCCAGAGGTTTATACCCCGGTTGGCCCACTCACCCAACAGGAAGTTAAGGCTACGCCGCGCTGTGCGGAAGTCGTAGCCCGTGCGCAACTCCAAGCCGCAACGCTCAAACGCCTCTTCGAATATCTCGTTGAGGGTCGGGTTAAACGTCGATACTGAGGTTGTGACGGCCATTTACTTCTTTCCCATTTTCTTCAAGGTTTGGGCAAGTCGCGCTCGTTGGCCCAATTTTCCGGGTTTCTGAGCAGCGGCAGCGAGCTTCTTTGCCGGGATAGGCTTTCCCTCTTTTGCGCCAAGCTGAGCACGCAGGGCACCGGGCTTTTTGATTGCCTTTTGTATCCATTTCTCAGCCATTACCTAAACCCCGCTGTTTTCTTCGCAACGTCCTTGGGCTGTGCAACGAACTGCTTACCCTTTGCTTTCCCTGCCCGCTTTGCCTTCGTCGTGGCGGCATACTCGGCTGGGCTTAGTGCCTTGATTGCCTTTTCCGGGAGGTAACGCTCCCCGGTCTTTGACGACGGCTTTCCGCTTTTGGTTCGCCATTTCTGGTCTCCCCAGTCTTTCAGCGACTTTTGCGGGGCTTTCAATCTCTGTACCCACCGCCAGCGGCTTTGTACTTCTTAGCCACCAGCTGCGCTTTGCGGGCTGACCACTGACCTGCACCCGTGCCATGAGTTGCTGCGGACTTCACTTGGCTTACGATCTTCTTGCGAAGCTCCGGCTTGGTGTAGTTACCAGCAGCGTTAACCTTCCCACCTTCTTTGTACTGAGTAAAGTCGGTGTCATCCCGCCGCGCTTTCTTCTTCGCTTTGGGCATCTTGGAAGGGTTAATGTCACCCATACCACGCGAGGCCATCATCTCAGCACTTACCGCCGGACTTCATGCCCTTGTTACCAGCCATGACAACCATCTTGCCCTTAGTCTTGCCTTTGACAGCCAGACCATCACGGCTAGGAGCAGCAGTCTTAACTTTGCCCATCGCTGTTGCGCCACCACCGGCCATTTTCTTAGCTGGGGCTTTTTTCTTCATCATTGCCATAAAACCTGCGTTCATCTTCGATGCCATGTGAATCTCCTTGAATGGGTTAGTACATCTTGCCTCTGGTTTTACCACGCATAGCGATACCGTCAGCACGCTTGGATGGAGTCATGCCGCCGCTTTTAAACATACTACCTTGCTCTTTCAAGCGGGTTTTCTCGCCCTTCTGATACGTGTCCTGCTCTTTCTTGACCTTCTGGTCGCGTTCACGATTTTCCTTCGCTTCACGGGCAAAGGCTGGCATCGGGGCTTTCTTAGGCTCAGGCTTGCTCGAAGTCATACCGCCGTCAGCGTACTTTTTGACCACGCCGCCATTTTTGTAACGTGACTTCATTTCCTCTTCGCGTCGTCTTTGCACTTCGCGTGCGCGTTCTGACATCGTCTGCGCTGGTGTACGCGCCATACTCTTACCCGAGCTTTCGAAAGTACCCGCGATAGGATTTGCCGAACGACCCTTGGCTGTCGTTGCTTTTTTAATTGCGGCTGCTTTATCCGCAGCTTTCTTAGCCGCCGCTTCTTTCTCAGGGTAAGGCTTCGACGGACGCTCTTCGTTAGGTTTTGCTTTATTTCCCGCCGCAATACCAGCATCAAGACCAGTAGTCGAAACCGAGCCTTGCTTACTTGTTGACGTAGTCTTAGCAGAAGGCGCAGTTTTCTTAACCGCAGGCGTCGTAGTTTTCTTAGTTGTGATGTCGTCGTTCGTAGCATCGCCCATCTCAGGACGCCCCTTCGACGCAGCCATCGCACGTTGCTTAGCAGCATCGTCTTCCGTGTCCATCATCGACTTAATAACGGGTTTTGCCGTGGACTCGCCACTACCCTCGTTACCAGTAGCAGCGTCTTTTTTCTTACGCGATAGCAGATAGGCCAATGTGCCCAAGCCAGCCAGAGCACCGACAGTGCCGCCAACATCGAAGCGTTTAGTGCGGGCCGAGCCCTTAACAGGCTTAGTCTTCATCTTTTTTCCCCTTGCGCAGGAGGCCCTGCACGGTTTTGGTTTCGTAAATACGTAGCGCCGTCCAGACTATCGTGAACAACGCGGCTACCGCAGGTAACACTTCCATGAGCGTACCGACCACAGTCACAATCGAAAGCGCATCTGCGGCAGTCTTCGCCGTTTCGTGATGTTCCATTTAGCACTTCCATCTTTTTAGTGACGCTGCTTTGCGTGTAGGCTTGCCGTTCTCGTCCTTCATAGGGCCGGGCATACCTGACATACGCGCACAGAACGACTTCTTACGTGGGCCACCCTCTGGCTGTGGAGCCTTCAGGTTTGACCCGGTTGCCTTGTTGTACTTAGCACGGCCTTTAGCAGTCAAACCCGCCCCCTGCTTGACCGGAAGCTTTTCGCCACGACCGACTGCAAGGGATGGAGTTTTCTTAGCCATAGAACACCACAATAGTTGCGTTTGCCAGCGTAGCGTGTACATCAGTGTTGAACTTGATGCCTTCGCCGGGGAACAGAATATGCTCTGACCCTGCTGCTGCCGGAGCAGTAAACGAGAACCGTGTGGTGCCGCCTGAACCGCCATCTTTAAGCACAACCGTACCACCCGTGGCGTAGCTGACTGTCACCGCTTTTACACGGGTCGGGCCACCATAGGCGGAGTTGGTCGATGTTACCTGTGCGGCCTTAACGTCTGTTTGCATCATGGTGATGCCTCCTTAATTAGACGTTTTGCTGACCAGCCAGCGGATCGACAACGAAGTAAGTGATGAAGCCACCAACAGTACCGCTGCCCGAAGTGTCGTCACGCGAAGTAACGAAAGCCGTTTCAGTCGATGCAGTCAGGGTCAGGCCAGATGTAATCACACCAGCAGCCGCAACAGACAGGTTATTAGCGATTGCCGCAGGAGCAGCAGTGCCGGAAGTCACGCCCGTTGTACCGATGTCGATAGAACCTGCACCTGCGTCGTTAATAACAACAGACAGGACAACTGCACCAGCGGGCAGAATCAGGTTAGGAGCGCCAGAAACGGAAGAGACTTTAACGTTGCCAGCAGCAGATGCGTCAGCAATGTAGAACTGAGCAGCCATGACGCCGGAGCCACAATAAGCGGTACGAGTTTGATCGCCGCCGCCCGAACGCCAGATGCTTTGGGTAGTAGAAAGTGCCATTTGAGTTTTCCCTCATGCGGTTAAGCGCGACGATCTGCATGAAGTCAGCCGGGACTGTTCGTTCGCGCCGGGTACACCCGGTTTGCTCTCTTTATACTAGGTGGAATGGGGGGTGTCAAGGTGTTTTTCGATATACTCCGCAGCCTTCCGAAGCAAGTCTGGACGGTCACGAAATCCGCCTAAAGCCTTGTTGCAAGCCGAGCAAAGTAACGCACGAATTTTACCTGTCGCATGGCAATGGTCCACCGGCATTCGGCGTGGAATACCCTGTTTATCTACGCCTGTCTCAAGCTCCCCGCAGATATCGCACCGATGGTTTTGTGTCTCAGCCATGCGTTGGTAGTCTTGCAACGTTATGCCAAACATTTTTTTTAATTCCGCATTTTTTACTTTTTCTGGGTTGGCGTTTCGCCATGTTCTTTGCCATGCGGCAGTATCCTTACTTGGTATCGCTTCCTTCCAATGCCAATTATGGGGGCCCAGCGCCTGCTTAGGGTCAATCTTACGTAGCATATGCCCGTTAGGACGCTCACCAACGGCGTCTACAAACAACCAAAAATCATCAGCCCATTCTTTGCACATGCCGTTCGGTTTACGACGGTGCCAGTGGTATGACTGGTATAGCGGATGAGATTCTCGTGCACCCCAATCTGCGCGGCGTGGCTGTTCAACGGTTCCGTGGCGGCTAAACCTGAACAGGTGTTTTTGACAATACCCTGATTTTAGAGTTAGTTGCGGGTCAGTGCAGCCGGGAACGGTACACGTGGGGCGAGAGGATTTTTGCTTTGCTCTGTAATGTTCGGCGCAGAGATCGCCGCGAAACGATTTGTTTTGGCACCCAGAAAAAGAACAAGGAGCAGCCGTCGCCAGCCGCTCCTGTTCATAGTGCTTTCGGCAGATTCCCCGTGCGAACACGGGGTTTCCACAGTTGGTGTGACTACATTCGGTGTACTCCATACAACCTCCGATTTATTAGACCAGAGGTTATTGTATGGAGCAGCCCTTGTGTTGTCAAGCCCCTTGGCTACCGAACATGCCCAGTGGATCACTGAAGCCGAAGCTGTATCGCTCACGTGATTTGTATCTCACGTTGCCCGTATCGAAGTCCCCATCCATGGAATTGGACATCGGCGTACGAACAAAGTGCTTCATGCCGTTTGGAACGTCAGTGGTCAGGAACCATGCGTTGTTATCGGTCAAGTAGTGATTGATCGTATAGCCTTCTGGGATCGAACCGTTGTTCTTGATCGCGTTGATGTCGTTGTCGTTAGTACCGACACGCAGCGATGTCTCCAGCAGACGTGTTGCCACGAACTGCAATGCTGGAGGAACAACCAGCTTCTTCGGCTTAGCTGCAATCAGCAGGCCACGTTCATCAGTCCATGCAGCGATCTGAATAACGGCGGCTTCCAGAGAAGTCTCGTTCAAGTCAGCAGGGGTTGCTGCAATGTTGCTGTTGACGCCACCAGAGACCAGAGGGTGATTAGCCGAGAACAGAGCTACGCCATCGCCACCGGGGTAGCTGTTGGAGAAGCCGTTGTTCAGGACGTTTGCAGCCTTGACCTGCTTGGTGTAAGCCATGGCACGAGCCAGCGACTTGGTGTAACGAGCAGACAGGCTGTCGTACAGGTTGTCCTCGATGGCCTCTTCGGTCAGCGAGAAACCAAGAGCGATGGTTTCGTGGTTGTATCGAGCGGTCCAAGCTTCCTGCGCATTGTCATAAGCAATTGCAGAGCCTTCGTTCTTGACTGGAGCAGCCGAGAAGCCCGACAGTTTTGTTTCTTCTTCGAAGGAACGCTCGGAAGTCTCAGTTTCGTAGATTTCCTTGTGCTCTTCGCCGTAGCGAGCGTACTCCATACCGAACAATGCGTTCAGGCCGGGGAGCAGTTCTTTAAGTAGTTGTGCGCGTGAAATAGCCATGATTTATGCTCCTTAAGCCACGCCAACGGCGTTGTTGTACGAATGGTAGCCAAAGTTAAATTTGACGATCAGTTCGGTATAGCCATTTACGGTTGCAGTGTCAGGAACACCATCAACTACTCGCAGCGGCAGGGAAGTGCTTACCGCATTGGCAAACACACCAGTTTTTGAATTACCAGCAGTGGTATTAGGCGAGTTCAGAATCAGAGTGGCGTTATTGCCCACAACGACTTGAGACACGGCGCTGATAACCAGACCAGTGGTATTAATGGTGTTGCCAACCGAAACAGCTTTGTAAAGCTGGTCGGGATCATCCGCAACGTACGCATACGCATCTGTCACGCCAGACGCAAAACCGGGCCAAAACTGGCTGAAGGTCTTTTGCTTAGTCACAGGGTTGGTATAAGTACAGCCGAGGAATACACCAACGACACCAGCAACCGGAGTTGCGTCCGTATCTAGAGTCGAGATGATGATTGTGCTATTTGCTTGGCTCAACTGAACCACATCACCATAATAGATAGGGGTGTTGTAGTTAATCGAACCACCACCGTTACCGGGGGTAGCAGTAATAGGCAACTGACGAGTTGCGCCTGCGAAGACCTGACCACCAATCAGATTAATTGGCTGTAGGCCGTAAGGGGCACTTACAGTAGGATAAGCCATAATTAAGCTCCAAAAATTTTAAAAGGTTAACCTTTACCAAACGATGTTGAAGATTTCCGCTCCGCAAAGAGTGGCATCCGCGCATCGTTCTCTCGCATAAAGCTATTGTCGATTGCAGTCGTCTGGGCTTGAGTCTGGTCTGCGTAATAAGTATTACGCTGCTTTACAAACTCTTCAGGCGTCTTGCATAACACTAGCCCACCGATCTCAATGTTGTCCTTGAAGCGACTATTGGGGTCGATTAGCAGTTGAAACTTTGGCTGTTCCGAGATTTTCACAGGTTCCCAACCCTCACGAAGCTTGCCTGACAAGTTGCGAGGATCAGCCTTATCCAACGTCGAAACACGAACCCATCTGTACGCAAAGCCGGGCTGTTTATCTGGCTCCGGTAAAGTTTCCGCAGGTGCCCACTGCTTAGGGCGTTCCTGTTGCGCACGGTTCTCTAGTTCACGAGTAAGTCTATTTTCAGCCATTATCAGTTCTCCTGTAATTTAAGGACTTCACGAGCATATTGCTCCGGGGTCAATTTAAACTTCTTAGCTAACGCTGCTTGTGTGGACGTTAGTTTGACCTGTTTCGGAGCCGTGCTCCGCCTAGCTGAAGCTACGACCGTACTCGGTTTACTTTTCTGAGGCTTCTGTGGCTCAGACGTATCATTAAAGGCTTCAGGGAACCGTTTGCGGATCGTTTTGTCGATACGCTCGTAGTATTCGTCAGTACCAATATATTCTTGGCCGTACTCACGATATAACTTCTTATGCAGTCCCATCGCTGCGTCCGTCATCTCCTCGTCCTTTTGGAACCAATTGGAGTTACGGCGCTGCCAGTCCGCGAATTTCGGGTCAACAGGCTGTGGTTTGTTGTCAGCTTGCGATCTTTGCGGCAGTTGTACCTCAGTTTCTTCGTCTTGTAAAGTGGGTTTAAAGTTTCTTGTGCGATCCAACTTCAAAGACGCGTCCATTAAGGCTTGCTGTGCGTCAACTAACTTCTCAGCATCGCCCGAGTCGT